GAGAAGGTCACCGTTACTGCTAAGAGCAGAGCTCTGAAAGCAGAATACTCCCTGGAACTCGCCCAGGACCTCAAGGCAATCCACGGTCTGAATGCTGAAGCCGAACTGGCTAACATTCTCTCCACTGAAATCCTTGCGGAAATCAACCGCGAAGTCATCAGAACCATCTATCGTGTTGCTGAGCAAGGTGCTGCCACCAATGTTGCAACCGCAGGTGCTTTTGACCTCGACGTTGACTCCAACGGTCGCTGGTCTGTTGAGAAGTTCAAGGGACTTATCTTCCAGATCGAAAGAGACGCTAACGCGATTGCTCAGCGCACTCGTAGAGGCAAGGGTAACATGATCATGTGCTCTGCTGACGTTGCTTCCGCACTGACCATGGCTGGTGTACTTGATTACACCCCTGCTCTTAACGCCAACCTGAACGTTGATGACGCCGGTAACACCTTCGCTGGTATTCTTGCTGGTAAGTATCGCGTTTACATCGATCCATATGGTGCTAACAACGCCGCTGATCAGTACTATGTTGCTGGTTACAAGGGTGCTTCCCCATATGACGCTGGTCTATTCTACTGCCCATACGTTCCTCTTCAGATGGTTCGTGCCGTTGGTCAGGACACCTTCCAGCCCAAGATCGGATTCAAGACTCGCTACGGCATGGTTGCCAACCCATTCGCTCAGGGTACAACCGTCGGCGCTGGTGCTCTTACCCAGAATACCAACCGCTACTACCGTCGCGTCAAAGTTCAGAATCTTATGTGATCCTGGTTCACATATTTCTTCAGGGGGGTCGCAAGACCCCCTTTTTTTGTCTAAATATAGTATAAGATTTAAATACTATGCCAGAGAAAAAAACTTTTAGTGAGTTCATGAATTTCTTTGGAAATAAAAAGCAACCTTCAACTTCACCATCAGTTTCCAAAGACACAAAGGTTCTAGCGTATAAAAATTATAATCCAGGTGTTTTAAACAAAACTACTGGAGAGTTTACCCAACGTGACCATACACCAGATGAAGCAAAGAGATATGGTTGGAAACCTGTAAAAACAAGTTCTTATGGTCCTGGAGATACCACATCTCAGGCATATAATACTGGAAAGGATAAAGTTCAAAGAACTGCCGATGGAACTTCCTTTACAGGTGCTACAAGAGGTGTAGCAGTTCCTTATAAGTACAAAGCAGGTGAAGTCCCAAAAGGAACTTGGACAGGAACTCCGTCAGTAAAGTTTGGTACTAATGTCCAGTTTACCCAAAAACCAATGGGTACAGACACTAAGGTAACAAATGCAAAAGTAAGAGATACTGGCAATTTTGGTGCGGCTGGTGAGGTAAATAAGAGTACCAGTTTTGATTTGATGAGACAGACTGCTAGAGATGTAACTAATAATTCAAAATTAACTCCAACACAATATGGAAAAAGAACACTATATTCTCGTATTAAAGATCGTAACAAGTAATTAACATGACTGTTTCTCAATTTAGAAACCAAATACAAAACAGAAATTTCCTTTCTCCTGCTGGGTTTAATTTTTCACTCTCAAAGGAACCAAAGGCATCTTTCTTCTGTACGAGTGCCACGATTCCAGAAATTAGTCTGGCGGTTGAAAAGCAACCTTCTTATCTGAAAGACCTTGACATCCCAGGTCAGAAGTTGACGTATGGAGATCTTACACTAAGATTCTTAGTAGATGAGGATATGTCAAACTATATGGCAATTCACAACTGGTTGACTGGTCTTGGATTTCCCGAAAGCACTCAAGACTTTAAGGACTTGATTACTGACTCTGATGGAATTCATGATATGGAGGAACAGTTTAGTGATGGTTCTCTCACTATTTTGAATAGTAATTACAGAGCAAACACAATTGTCAAGTTCAAGAATCTGTTTCCGATTGGGTTGACCTCTCTTGACTTTGATACCACCGTCACGGACATTCAGTACTTTACAGCACAGGCAAGATTCAAGTATACTGTATACAATATCCTCGATCAGGACAACAGAACTCGCTTATGATGGACCTTGACAAAATTCAGGAGATGTGGCAGAAAGATTCTATCATTGATCCTGATAACTTACATAATGAATCATTAAAAATACCACAACTTCACTCTAAGTATTATACAATTTACAATACACTCACACTTCTCAGAGAAAAGGCAAGAGACTCTTATAGGAAGGTAAAACTTGAAAGATATAACTACTATACAGGAAAGGCACCTGCTGAGGTTTATGAGAGAGAACCATTTGACTATAAGGTTCGGGAGAAAGACGCTATACAGAGGCATCTAGACGCCGATGAGAAACTAACTACAATTGACTTGAAGATCCGTTATTACGATGTTCAGTTAAAGTTTTTGGAAGAAATTATCAAAACTGTTGCTAACAGGACCTTTCAAATTAAAAATGCAATTGAGTGGCAAAAGTTTCAAGCAGGATTCTAATGGAAGATCAAGAATTTGATTACCAAGTAAATTTGACTATATCGGATGTGCGTCTTTTACATTATTCTGTTTTGGAAACTATTAAATATTGGCCAGGAGCACCTGCCAGACCATATGAAGAACAAGAGCATCTTTGGTATATGCGCGATAGTCTTCAAAGAGTGATATTAGATTATACTTTCAATCAACAGTGAACAATATAAGTATACAGTGGGGTAATAAATATTCATAGGTGAACCTATGAGTTATGTCTCATTTGATTATATCAAAAAAGAATGAAGTATATTTACAGGTTAAGGCAGAACCTCATGTATACTACGAATTATCAGACCAGTTTACCTTTGAGGTTCCGGGCGCAAAATTTATGCCCCAGTACCGTAGTAAGTATTGGGATGGAAAAATTCGTTTATTTAATACGCAGAACGGGGAGATATATGTAGGTCTGTTAGATAAAATTACAAGTTTTTGTGAGTCTCATGGGTATACTTATGAATTTGTTCATAATAAGTTTTATGGTACACCTTTTGAGGTAAATGAGCTTATTTCAAAAGAGGGTGTCAAAGACTATATGACATCTATCAGCAAGTATGCTCCCAGAGCGTACCAGATTGAGGGTGTGTACGACGCCTTAAAACATAATAGAAGGTTGTTGATATCCCCAACTGCTTCTGGAAAGTCTCTGATGATATATTCTGTTGTGAGATATCATGTTGAACGCGGACAAAATACTCTGATAGTTGTTCCGACGACTTCCTTAGTAGAACAGATGTATAAAGATTTTGAAGATTATGGGTGGGACGTAGGTTCATTTTGCCACAAGATATACGCTGGTAGAGAAAGGGAAACTAATTCCCAAGTGATTATCACTACCTGGCAGTCCATCTACAAACTCCCCCGAAAATATTTTGAACGATTTAACGTAGTTGTTGGGGACGAGGCACACCAGTTCAAAAGTAAGTCATTAATATCTATAATGACAAAACTTGCTGATGCAAAGTATAGATATGGATTCACAGGTACTCTTGATGGCACACAGACTCACAAGTGGGTGTTAGAAGGACTCTTTGGACCATCATACAAGATTATCAAAACTGAAGAGTTAATGAAGAAGGGGTATGTTGCTAAGTTGGATATTAATGTACTCCTACTGAAGCACCCTGGTCATAAATTTGAAAACTTTGAAGAAGAGGTCCAGTATATCATAACTCATGAAAGACGTAATAAGTTTATTCGTAATCTAGCACTTGATCTCAAAGGTAATACTCTCATCTTGTTTGCTAGAGTAGAAGGACATGGACAACCATTATATGACTTAATAAATACTGGTAGACTTGATGAACGACACGTATTCTTTGTTCATGGGGGTGTCCAAACAGAGGACAGAGAGAAAGTAAGGGAAATTACTGAAAAAGAGAACAACGCAATTATTGTTGCTTCATACGGAACATTCAGCACAGGTATTAACATTAAGAATCTGCATAATGTTATTTTTGCTTCTCCTTCCAAGTCCAGAATACGCAATCTCCAGTCAATCGGTAGAGTACTCAGAAAAGGAAATAATAAAACAAAGGCAACTTTGTATGATATTGCTGACGACATTTCCTACAAATCCCGGAGAAACTACACACTTAATCATCTAATTGAAAGAATTAAAGTTTATAACGAAGAAAACTTCAATTATGATATTGTAAACATACCCCTAAGGAGCTAATGGGAGAAGAATTTTATTGTACGGTCAAATTAATTACTGGTGAAGAAATATTCTCACTTGCCTGTGTTGATGATAATGATGAAGATCCTGTATTAGTTCTTCAAAATCCTGTAATTATGAAACATATTGAAACACGTAATGGATATGCCATTAAAGTTAAACCATGGCTTCAAATACCTGGCGATGATTTCTTTATTGTAAAACTTGATAAAATTGTTACTATAACTGAAGTTACAGAGGAAAGAATAATTCAGTTCTATAACAATTACTTAAACGATGAGCAAGAAGAAGATGATGGTGATCAACTCTTAGGGACCTCTAGCAATCAATCTGAAGTTACTAAAAAAATGGGATACGTAACAACAGTAGAAGATGCTAGACAGATGCTAGAGAACCTTTATAAACTTAAAGATAATAAAGAAAGCTAAAGCCAATCCTTGAAACCTCACAAAGGCACTCTACTCACATTTGGACATCTTGTCAAGCTTTAATTATGTGTTATAATATAAACATCAAGTATATTCAATAAAGTGATGTTATGTCTAAAAAGAAATCTGAGCATTACGTAAACAATAAAGAGTTGCTAGAGGCACTCATCGTCTATAGATCAAAAGTAGAACAAGAGTTTGTTAGTAGGCATGGTAGAGAACCTACGAAGGAAGATCGCTCAAAGCGTTGGGAAGGAAAACCACTAATCAGTAATTATTTGGGCGAATGTTTTCTAAAGATTGCTACGCATCTTTCTTATAAACCAAACTTTGTTAATTACATGTTCAGAGACGACATGATCTCTGATGGTATTGAGAACTGTGTCCAATACATTCATAACTTTGACCCAGAGAAGTCTAAGAACCCATTTGCATACTTTACCCAGATTATTCATTATGCCTTTCTGAGACGTATCCAGAAGGAGAAGAAGCAACTAGAGATCAAAACCAAGATTATTGAAAAGACTGGATTTGATGAAGTTATGATGATTGATGATACTGCTCTTACTGGCAGTAGTTCTGATTACAACACGATTAAGGATAACATCACTTATAAGAATAGATGAAGATTGCCATTATCACAGATCAACACTTTGGAGCACGAAAGTCTTCTAAGTTTCTTCATGATCATTTTAAGAAATTTTATGATGACATTTTTTTCCCATACCTAGAAAAACATAACATCACTACTGTTGTAGATATGGGAGATACTTTTGACAATCGTCGGAGTATTGATCTGTGGGCAATTGATTGGGCAAAGGAAACATATTATAATCGTTTGAGAGATATGGGCATTACTGTTCATACTATTGTTGGTAACCATACGGCATACTATAAGAATACAAACGAAGTTAATACTGTAGATTTGTTGTTGAAAGAATATAAAAATGTAAAAATTTATCCTGAGTGTGAGGAAGTCATGCTAGATAAATTGCAAGTTTTGTTTATTCCTTGGATTAATGCGGAAAATACTGAAAAAAGCATCCTATCTGTTAAAGGTTCAACTAGCAAGTGCGCGATGGGGCACCTTGAGCTCAACGGATTTAGAGCGCATCGCGGACACGTCATGGAAGACGGTATGGACGGCAAATTATTTGAGAAGTTCCAGCGGACATTTTCAGGTCATTACCATACACGATCAAACAACGGACGAATCTTCTACCTAGGCAATCCCTATGAGATGTACTGGAACGATGTGGATGACCCTAGAGGGTTCACAATCTTTGATACTGAGACTCTGGAGCATTTTCATGTTGATAACCCTTATAGCATCTTCTACAACATCTATTATGAAGATACAAATTATAAACTTTTTGATGCCACCAAATATAA